TTGGTAGTGCTTATCGATTCTTTGACCACCGATAGACAATTCAGCGTTCTTGATCGCACGCTCAGCGACCCACGCGGCACCAGTGGCACCGCTTGTACCAATAGCGGCCTTGGCCTTGAGTTCGACGTACATGTCACCGACCAAATCACCGTTTCTGGCGATAGTCACGGAAACACGGCCGGAATCGGCGGCGGTACCGTTGACAGTTTGTTCGATGTTTTCCATCGCGAAGTTAGTGTGGCGTTTGTAAACCGCCTGGAAGAAAGTGACTTTTGGGTTACCAGTCAAGTAGACATCTTGGGCGCCATAGGCGACGAGTTGCATGAGACCACCGGCCATTTTTAGTTTGTTTTGTACTATAGGCTGAGATTTTTTTTTCAGATGATTTCGCGAAAAAACACGGTTTGATTTTTCCTGGGTTATATAAATGTCCAACCAAAACGAACTTGATACCGTACCCGAACTCGAAAGTGTCGATGACCATCTCGAAAATATTGATGAAGAAGAAATTTCTTCAGAAGAAGAAATTGAAGATTCTGGATCATTCGTTGAAGATTCTGAAATTGATGAAGATGATATCGATTTAGATGATTTAGATGATTTAGATAATCCATTATCTGAAACAAATATGTTATTGAGTTCAGTTCTCTCGACTGAAGAAGGAGAAACTGTTTGCTCTGCACTTGTAAATATTTCAAGGCAAATTGAAATGCAAAACAAAATTTTAATTAAAATGTTATCTCAACTCCAAAAAAAATAATAGACTTAGAAGATAAATTCTTATAAATTATAAAAGACATGTCTGAAATTTATTACCCTCAAAAAGAACCAGATATGGTATTGTCATCAAATATACTTGTTAACACATCTATCGAAAGATTTAATTCGGAAGAATTATTGGATTTCTTATGCAAACTTGAAAAGTACTTTCGTCTCAAATCGTTAGAACACACCAACCCTTTCAAGCTTGGATACATGTTTTTTTGCGATAGTGAAGAACTTGATGAAAATGGACTATGTAAAGAATTCTCATACGAAAGAACAAATGAAAAATATACAACTTCTATTCAGCGTCTCAGTACACTCTTCAATAGGGCTGATGCACTTAGCATACTATCATTAGAAGACGAAGATTTCACTATTTCTCGTCGTATTAACCGCCTCATCGATCAACTTGACGACGCCTGGCAAATCATGTACAGATACAACCGAACAGTTCAACGAGTTGAATTTCCTACCTGGGCTGAAGCAACAGTAAAATCCGATCCCACCATTTTCAGGACATCCATTTTTGACGTCGAAAAATTGAATACGTTTCAAAAAGCTCTTACAACTGTCCTGAAGGAGTTATATGAAAGTAATATCAAAAGGTATCGAGGGTACTGTTGTACCCAAATAAAATACAATGGATTTGATACACGTGCATGGAATCAAAAGGAAACCATAAAGGAATATGTTAATCGCATTGCACCCAAAGAATCTCGATTTGAATTATGGCAAGAATTGACCCATAATGGTACTGGTATAATCGATCAGGTCATAAAACACCTCGGTAACTGTTGTGATATGCAATTCCCAGAGATCGTGAAAAACAGACACGTTTGGTCTTTCCGAAATGGTATTTTTATCGGTAAGGAATGGTCAGGTATAACAGAAACGTTTAAAACAGCTTTTTATCCTTACGATTCAAGGGAAGCTTCAAACCTCGATCCAACTATAGTGAGTTGTAAATACTTCGATGTTGATTTTGAAGACTATCATCACCTGGATGATTGGAAAAAAATACCAACCCCGTATTTTGATAAAGTGCTCAAGTCACAGGAATTTGAAGATGAAGTGTGTAATTGGATGTACGTTATGGGTGGTCGTTTAACGTTCTGTTTGAATGATATAGATAAATGGCAGATTATACCGTTTTTAAAAGGTATTGCACGTTCCGGAAAATCCACTCTCATAACTAAAGTTTTTCAAAAATTTTACGAACCTACCGACGTTAAGAAACTTTCCAACAACGTAGAAAAACGGTTTGGTTTATCGGGTATTTACGATGGTTTGATGTTTATCGCACCAGAGATCAAGGGTGATTTAAATTTAGAACAAGCCGAATTTCAATCGATAGTTTCTGGTGAAGAACTTGCGATTGCAGTTAAATTTGAAACTGCAAAAAACATAACGTGGGATGTACCGGGTATACTTGGTGGTAATGAGTGCCCACAATGGAAAGACAACTCCGGTAGTATTTTGAGAAGGTTAATGACGTGGCATTTCAAAAAACAAATTCGAGACGAAGACACGGATCCCTTACTCGAATTAAAGCTCGAACGGGAAATGCCTCTTATTTTACAGAAATGTGTAAGGGGGTATCTAGAATATGCACAAAAATACCAAGATCAAGATATATGGAACATTATACCGGAATATTTCAAGGAGGTCAGGAAATCGGTCGCTACAGTTACAAACGCGCTCGAGCATTATCTACAGTCGGATAAGGTTCAATTTGACACGGGTGGTCTTAAGTATATGTGCCCGTTAGATATATTCAAAGAAAGATTTTTTACGTATTGTGTACTCAATAATTTACCAAAACCGAGGTTCAATTCAGATTTCTATATAGGTCCTTTCAGTAGTCGAGGTATCACCATAGAAAGGTTAGATATAGAATACAATTTCAAACAATACAAAAATAAGGAAATTATAGTTGGTGTTGACATGATTAACGAAGAAGAAGAATATTAAAATTCTCAGCCTAGTATAAGTATGGATCCGCGTCAGTTCGTGAAGAATTCAAACATACAAATACAGCGTACAAACCCTGTACAGATGGCACCTCCAATGAGAGTAGTCACTCGACCTAATATACAACCACAGGGAAGTGTATTTTCAGAATTAAGAACCGGGAGTTTAAAACCAGGTATATACAATATAGTAGTAAACAAAGATTTTACACAAGAGAGTCGTGTTGATTTAATACGTATATTAAAAAGTAAACCAAAAGGTCATGCATCCATTGCACCAGGTTTATCAATAGATCTTAATGAAATCAAGGGTATATACGGAAGGTTCCAAACAGGTGCGATACACACGAGTAATTTTGGTATGAGAGGTGATTTAGACAAAAACTTCTTTTCGGTACAACTCTCTGGATACATGACGGATGGTATGAATAAGAAAAATTTCAGTTTTAATATATACAGAAACGGTAAAATACGTTTTTCGGGCGGATTTTTAGGTTCCAAAAACTTAAAAAAACAACCCGAGGCACTTCGAAAATATTTAATAGACACGTATACACAAAAACAGGGGTTTTTATACAATGATATTAAATACAATAATATTGGTGGACAGTTTTCGACAAATGCAAATTTTGATTTAACTAGAATAGCTCAAGAAAACCCACTAAAAACATTTATTTCTTACGAACCAGAAAGATCACCTTTTTTATACGTTGAATATAATGAATATAATTACATTCTTTCATCCAAATCCGGACAACTCGGTGCAGGAATAGTACAAATACAAGGTGAAAAAAGTCCAGATAACCTCGAAAAAGCTTACGTTTTTGGTGTAGAAATGATTGAAAAATTACACCAAATGGGATATACTATGGGATTGGTAAATAAAAATGTTAATGTGATTAAACCGTTAGTTAAAAAGAAACAAAAAATAGGAGCTTCAACGTGTCCTAAAACTAGAAGACCACCGTGTAAAGAAGGTCATGCAACAAAGAAAAATCCACAGGGGTACGATTGTTGTTATAAAATACCAAAAAGAAAGCCAGCTAAGAAAAAAACAACACCAAAAACAAAAAATACGAAAATCACGTACGATAAAGATGGTGTTATGAAAATTGGTGGTCGAAAGTGTGAACGTCTTACAAAACCAGTTTTACTTGAAGTTGCTAAAAAATTGGGTGTTGTTGGTGTAAAAAACAGAAACAAAAAAGAAGATATTTGTAAGGCTTTGGATAAAATTGAAAAGGGTAACTCCAAGTATAAAATTAACGATAAGCTGTGTAAAGATATGAAAAAAGAACAATTGATATCACTTGCTATTTCTAGGGGTATATCTGTAAACGATAAAGATACAGTTAAAATTTTATGCCAAAAGCTTAAAAATAGACCAAATACACCGAATTCTCCCAATGCACTCGCTAATGAAATCGAAAAGGAAATGTTAAATAAAATGAAGAAAAATAAAAGAGCACCCACAAATTTAAAACGAAAACTTAACAAGGCGGGTATTAAAAACGATTTAATTAAACTTTATGGTAAAGCTTGGATGAAAAAGTATGGTAGCGTCATGAATATTAATGAAAATGTCAATAACGTGAAAAAAGAATTGGAACGTATGGAAATAAAAAAGAATTTAGTCACCAAAAACGGTGTTTTGAAAAAGGGGGAGGCTGATAAAATAAAGAAAGATATGGTATATCGATTTAAATTCGATAAAAAACAGTATCTTAAAAAATTATTATTACAGAAAGAAGCTAATAAAATATACGGTAAATTTGGTAAAAACGTTGTAAATAAAGTTGTTAATTATGCAATGTCGTTACCAAAAACACCTTCATTAAACAGTAATAGAGTCGTTAATTATGTTAAGTTACGTAGGGAACTAAATGGTGCTCCACCACTTCCATTAAATAAAAAGAGACCCACACCACCTAGACCAAAACCTAGACCAAAACCCAAAACCCGTGTTATTAAAAGAGCACCAGTAAAGAAAAAACCATTACCTCCAAAAAAGAATGTAGTTGTTCGACGTTTGAATTTCAATTCTAACTCGAACTCTAACTCTAACTCTAACTCTAACTCGAAATCTAACTCAAAATCTAAAAGTAAAACAAACCAACAAAAATTAAACAACTTATACAATAACTTTAATAAATTCACATTAAAGAATAAAAACAAAAAGTAAATAAGTACAATGGAAAACCCAAGAAACTTTTTACTTTATAAACTTAATACTAATAAGTATAATAACGTAATAGATGATATGGAAAAAACTGATAAACTTATAATATCAAAGATTATCGATACTATGTATTACACTATATGCGATTACATAAAAAAGACGCGTGAAAAAAGTGATAAATTTATGGGTCGTTTGGAAATTAATTATAACTACACGGACGAATTTCACGAATCAGTAAATCCAAGACTATATTTGGAAGAGAATCGGGAAATTGATGATACGGGTTTAATAATGTATATTTATGACAACTTCCAAAGAATGGAATCCGCTAAGCATAGACGTATTATGTTTTATCTGATGAACATTTTATATTTCGATTTATAACTTTATCTGGTTCAGATATCTGTTTAAGATGTTTTGCGTGGTAAGAAAAATCGTATCCCTTAAATCTATTTTTAATTTCGTCTGAAAGTGCAAAAGCCTCAACTTTTTGAGAAATACCCGAACAAACCGATACCCTTTCTAAATTTAAAAAATTATCTTCCATCGTTACGAAACTTTTTAAAGATTCGTGTGCTATATTATCGTTTTCCATTTTTTCAAACATTTTTTTAGATTCACCGTGACTCATGTAAAAATATTTAGATGTATAACCTAGAATATT